AGGCATACTGCAGCCGGTTGGATGCCATTTCGACGGCGTTCCCATCCATGATCTGGTTCCTGGAGAAAACGACCTTTGTCAGGACTTCACCTATCTGTATCAGGATAGGTTCGATTCTGGACTGGTAAAAGCCGTTCCATTCATCCTCCGTGTAGGCATTCTGTAGCAGCTTTTCGCCGACCCCCCAGTAGCTGTAGGCCATATTCTCCATCTGCTTGATATCGTCAGGAGACATGATGCTGGTCTCTTTTGAGACCTGGTCCATCCGGGTATAGCGGTTGTCATACAGGAAGGTGCCGGTTTTGTTCCCTTTCAGGTTCAGCCTGTTCAGTCTGTCCTGTTCTTCTTTCAGAGCCTCATCATCCAGGATAGGCGCGTTCAGCTGACCGACCCACTGGACAGGCGACTCACTGGCCGCCAGCTTCTCCATGGACTTGTCCAGATCTTGTTCATACAGCGCAGCCACCTTCTTAAACGGAGCGTTGTTTTCGCCCATCAAAGTCGATTTGTTCTGCATCGTTCGCAGATGCCCGCACAGCTCGTACTCGATGATTTGTTTCTGGCCGTCCCCGGTTTCGTACTTGAGCCACAGCTGTCCGTACACATCCACGATTTCGCAGGAGTCAGGGCTGGCAGCCCACAGGCCGGAAGTCTTGCCGAATTCATCCAGGATCGGGATGACATAAGCGTTGTTCTCTGCCAGCAGGATGGTCACCAGCTGGTAAATGAACTGACTCGCCGTCTGGTACGGGTTCGGGTATTTGCTTACAAAATACTCCACCCTTTTATTCGGCTTTGTGAGCGTCGGCGTCGCTTTCGAGCACTCTGTGGCGATTTTGTTGATGCAGGCCCTTGCCAGCGCCAGTTCATAGATATCCCTGCTCAGATACTTATTGCCGGTCAGGTCTGTCTGTATCTGCCCACTCAGCATCTGCATCAGAAAATCCGGGATGGTGATTTGTGTCCCGTATGGCATCTGTTCCCCTGGTGCGGGGTCTCTGTTCCTTCGGTGTCGGAACATGTTGGTCAGGAAGTTATTCACGTTTCTTGTTGCCCTCCAGTATCCACTTGTATTGATCGTTGTATTTCGATTTGACGGTCAAAGCGTCAATCAGCGCTGCCATCCCGTCAATGTGTTTTGTTTCGCTTATCTTGAGCATCCGCATCCTCTTGCCATCCGCCTCGCGCTTGATAGCAGTGTTTCGGATGTGGCTTTGCAGCAGGCCATTCGTTCCTGTCTGGATGAGTCCCTGCATGATAAGGCCTTCAAACTCGGTCAGTATCGGGCTCAGGTTCGTGCCCTGATTGACATCATCCATCAGGAACCCCTGCTGCTTCATCTCATCGACGAAGTAGGTTGAACTGTACCTGTCGTATCCGACAACAAGGATGTTCAGCTTGTACTCCTTGCGGAGATCCACGAACCATTTGGTTACGTCTTTGTAATCCACAAATTTATCGCCGGACAGGCTCAGAAATCCATGTGATACCATCGCTGAGTAATCAACGTTGTCCCTCTCTGTCAGGTCCTTGAGCCTGCCTGCCGGTATCCAGAAGTGCGAATATACATAATTAACACCCTCGAAGTTGATGACGACGCAGGCGCTGGTCAAGTCGGTGGTCTGAGACAGGTCCACTCCTCCGACACACGCCATTCTCTGGAAATCTTCTGGCTTTATGACATCCCCCTGGGAAAGCCTGATTGCTTCCTGCGGGACCCATGCAGCTACTGTGTTCATCTTGATGTTGCAGTATTTGCAAATGAACTCATTTTTATAGCTCGGGCTTGCGTGAGCCTTTCGGATTTCTTTCTGGAGGTTCTTCTCAAAGAAAGAAACGCCAAGGTTTGGCAGCGCCTTCTTCAGCTCCTGAACGTCGTCCCATTTCTGGATGTCATCAATCATGAACAGGAAAGGCAGGAGGTTTTCTTCTTCAGAAGTCCCCAACAGCACGGAGGTGCATCTGGGAAACAGTTCATCGTAAAGCCCGCCGTCAATGAAGTTCGCCGTCGAACATGCCAGGTTAATTGGATCATGCCGCCCGCCCTGGGCTGACAGCATAACGTTCCACATGTCTACCGCCTTGACACCTTCCCACGCTGCAAATTCATCGAAGCAGGCAAAGTATGGGTTGAAGCCGTCTGACTTCTTGGAGTTGAAAGCCAGCGGGGAGATTTTTGTGTTGGTCTTTGCAATATAGAAATCTGAGCGTCGCTTTTTTCCCAGTTTCGAGGCTGTCTTGTTTTTGGCGATCATCAGGAGAGTCTGGTCATAGATGATGTTTGCCTGCTGCAGCTTGGGAGCGAGGTTGTACAGCTGCATACCCAGCTCAGGTTCTGTATAAGCAATGGTCATTTCCAGAGCTGCTGCGAAAGTGGATTTCCCCTGCTTTCGCCCGATGATGAGCACGATTTCCGTAAAGTGCCGGAATCCGTCTTCATCAACCAGACCGAAAATGCAGGCGACGATGTATTTTTGCCAGCTCTCAAGCAGGAAAGGACCTGAGCGCCCTTCGACATAACGGCACTGCGTTTCTATAAACCGGATCTTCTTCTCTGCTTTCAGTGGATCATACAGACATTTACCTTCTGACAAGCACTTTTCCACATACTGGATATTGAGCTGCATCCACTGACCCAGAACATATTTGCCATCCGCTATGTCCTGTTTGAATTCCTGCAGATAGGTAAATTCATCAAGTGACGAAGTCGTCAAAGTCATCGCTCTCCGTATCCAGAGAGATATTCAGCTTCTTTGCATCCGTCGGGGTCAGTCCCATGGATTTCAGGTATTTCAGTATCTGTTCACCGTACTGCAGGTTGTTGAGGTATCCGGGGTGTTTGCTGATGTTTGTGGCTCCGGCTTTGTTCGTGTAGGGGATGAACTGCGCGAAGCCGTCAGCCTCTTCCCATTGCTGCAGGTTCAAGTCCCGCATGTAATAGGTCATAGCCAGCTGTTCTATCTGCTGGTCAAACTGTGGCCGATAGATCCCCAGCTCTGTCATGTCCTTGATGATCCTTTTTTTGTAGAACTCTTTGGATTTCGCTTTCACAGTATCAGCCTCCCTTCCATGTCGAATTTCGCCTTTTCGTTGCCGCTGTGCTCTTCGCCGTGGCATTTTCTGCACAGACTTTCCAGATTCTCGTCGCTGAACAAAATGTTCTGGTCATACTGGTTCTCTTCTGTGATGTGCTTCTTGTGATGCACCAGCTCCGCCGGAGTATAAAGACCTTTTGCCAGGCACCGTTCGCAAAGTGGATGCGCCTGTCGATAAGTCTTTGACTTATGCTTCCACGCCTTCGATTTATAGAATCTCAGGGCAAAATTCCGGGCGCCTCTTGTTCTCTGTCCCATGTCTGACCTACTTTCAGATAAATAAAAATCCTCCAGTCGGAGGATGAAAGGAAATCGTGAAGCAAGGCTCCTGCCTTTTTCTTCGCTTACATCATCTCATGGATTTCCCTTAGGAACTTCCTAAAATGGCCCAAGATTACATCAGATTTTCTTAAACAAACCCCCTTTGTTATAACATTTCAGCGTTTTTCCAAACTCCCCCGCACCGTTCCCCCGGAAAGGGCATCATTTCTGCATATAGGGGGGTTCATTAACTTTTTATTAAAATAATTTGTGTAAACTTCGGGGGGGCGACGGACTCGGTACATTAAATAACTAAATAATTGATTTACCATCGTCTTCACCGTCCGTGTCTGTCCTTTATCATTTGTTTATCATTCATTCATCATTCTTTAATCATTCATATATCAATCAACGAATGAATATATTGTTATATCATTATTATCTATCTATTCATTCCCTGCTCTTCTGATGATTTCACTGTCTGTCTCTGCTCCGCTCAGTCTCTAGCATCAGAACCACCGTAGACCAAAAGTAAAACCCACGACCACAAACAAGCCATGGACATATGAGCATGGTCAAATGCTTTATTGTATTTTGATAAAAAAGTGAAAGTTATTTGATTTTAGCTGTTGACAGTAATCTAATGTGCATGTTAGATTGACAGTGCAATCAGGGTTACATCGGAAAGCTAGAAAGGAAAACGGCTCATGAAAAGAACAGAGAAAAATAAAAAGCTCTACACTGAACTCCAACAGAATCGTGAAGAGCTTGAACAAAGAGCCTCTGAACCCAAGCCTGACAGGCTGGCTAAACTTGTAGCTTGGATTCAGCTCTCTATCTGGATAAAAGACCTGATAGAGTGGCTTGTGCATCAGATGGGCGGGTAAAGTCCCCGCCTGTCTGATATGATTATTATGACTGGAGGGCAACATCATGGCAAACACATTTCAGATAGTAATAGCGGTTATCGCTTTGATTCTTTGCATTATTGCTTGGCTGATATTGGGCATCGACTTGCTCAACGGTTTCGGGAAATCGTTTAAAATTGGTAAATGAAAACCCAAACGGACTATAACAAAGATTACCGAAAAAAAGCCGGTATCATTTCAAAATCATTCACGCTTAACAAAGCGCTGTGTGATGATTTCAAAGCTGCATGCGATGCCGCGGGCGTAGGTCAGGCGGCAACCATCAGCGCATTCATGAAAGACTTCATAGCAAAACACCCGGTTAAATGACCGGGCTTTCTTTTAGATTCCAGGGATAACGTCTTTGACGCCTTTCATAAACCGGTGGACCTTCTGCATGAAACTGTTATCTGTCAGGTATTCTATTCCTTTGACAGTGATACAGATATTTTCAAGGCCAATGATCCATTCATCGTCCCCAACGGGTTCGAATTTGTAGTTTTTCGTGTATCCTTCTGACTTTAAAGTTTTCAGAATAAACCGTTTATAAGATTCCGGGATATCCTTCAAAACTTCATCAAGAATTTTCATATCAGGGTCGTTCCCGTGCTTCAGACAGTCATATAGATAGCTCAAAAGTCTATACACGATAACATGATAATCATCCTTTGCCATTGATTTACTCCCCTTCCTCTTCCGGTACATATTCGATCAGGTCACCAGGCTGACAGTTGCAAAGCGTACAGATCGTTTCCAGCGTCTTCCAGCTGATCCCCTCCCCGTGCCTGAGCCGTGTCATCGCTCCCATGGAAATCGGGTTGCCCATCTGTTTTAGCTTATAGCTTGTATATCCTGCCTCTTTCAGCCGCTCGATTGGGAGCGGCTTTTTATATCTCAATCCCATATGGTCATCCTCCAATTACAGTCTATCACAAAAGCAATTGAAAAAAATTGCCGTCGGGCGTTGACAATCGTTTTAGATTGCCATATGATGAGGCCGTAAACAAAGCAACTGATAACAATTGCTATCAAGGAGGAACATCATGGCAAAGACAACAGCAACGAAAACAGCGGCAGAAATCAGAAAGACCCTCAAGGCTGAAGGGTACAACACAAAGGAAGTCACAGCCAAGGGCGAAACCTCCGGATACGACAGCATCGTTACCGTGACCATCCGCCAGGCTAACATCACAGCCGCTGAAATCAGCGAAATCGTAAAGCCGTTTGAAGAAATCCGGCGGGACGGATTCGGCGGGATCCTCAACGGCGGCAACGTCTACGTCACTGTACAGTATGCCGATGACTTCATCGGGCAGACAGTCAGCCATTTCGAAAACGAAGCGGCTGACCTGTGGACCATGGCAGACAAAAACAACAGCTTCTATATCCGCGAAGGCGCAAGGCTCTGCAACAACGGCATGACCAAGTTCATCAAACGCGATGGACAGATGAACGGCAAGCCGCTGGCAAACCTGCAGGCACTGGCCGAATGGCTGGCAACAGCCGACTACGGAAAGGCGACGGCATAACCCATCTGATGAGAGCCGGACGGCAACCGGCCGAAACTCCCGCCAGGGAGTAATGGGAAGCCAAACCCAAGGAGGAAATGAAAATGAACAGAACTACAGAATTCCGCACTTACAAATCCGCATTCGAAAGCCTCAATCCCTTCGAAGGTATGACGGTTGAAGAACTGGAGAGCTTTGAACCCGCATGCAACGAAGAAATCCCAATGCTCCGGGAAGCATGGGACAAGCTGGATTACGAAATCCCCTCAAGGTACTACACTTATGAAAAAGTCCGCGCAGGCGGTCGAACCTTCAACAGCCTGACCGGCTGGACTTATCCGGAATGGAAAATAGCTTAAAACCGGCATACAGCCGGTTTTTTTTAATGAATGAACAGGCCTGATAACCTGGCTTCAAACTCTATACCCAGAAAGTCCCTGGCTTTCTGCATCTGCCGGTTTTCCGTCAGAAACTCGTCACCCTTCAGAGTGATTTCCATACACGGCAGGAATGTCCAGCGGACAAATCCGCCGTATGACAGTTCCCTGACGGCCTGATTAAAGTACCTTTCCGGAACCGGGACTAGATCATGAGCGTTCATCAGATCGGGCAGGATCCCGTGCCTGTTGAACTCGTACACATACCGCAAAAGTTTGTAGACAATCACATGTAAATCTGTCTTCGACATATTCAAATCCCTTCTACAGCCTTACGGATGTGATAGTCGATGGCTCCCCTGGAGCGGTAAAACTTTTTCTCCATTTCCTCCCATGTGCTGCGGTTGAAATACTTTTCACGGACATAATCCCGCTCAGGATATGCCAGAGAAAAAACTAATTTTTCAGTGTCCTCCAGTCGGGCGTTGACGACCGAAAGCCTTTCGACAGCTTTCTGCTCTTCGGTGATGAGACTGATCAGGATCTTGTCTGTTCCTTTCGGGTTCTGGCTGTGCCCGGATTCTGAATCGTACTGGATGGCGGAAGGATGGTACAAATCCCGCTTTTCCTGCTGGATACTTTCAAGTTTCTGTTCCAGGAAAAGTTTTTCCCCTTTCAGCGCCGGATATGCAGTGAAGTCACAAATGGCAATGATCGGATTCATCGGTACCTCCCTTTTCGCAAAAACTTTCAATCGTAAAACTTTCAGAAAAATATAGCGGGCCATGTCGCCCGCTATCGGTTAGACCGTTTGAATCATCGACGAATTAACAAGACGCTCAAACGGTAAGGGGTAGCTTTTACCCAAGTAAATTATGCCATAAAAACAATCCCTTGTGACTTTTGAAATCCTGAAAAAAAGTACTAAAAGCCCGGGTTTTATTCTTCAAGCTGTTTCACGAATGCGTAAAGTTTTTGATCAAAAACTTCGTTCATTCCATGATTTCATTTCCTTCATGAGGGCCTCTCCGGAATCTGCAGAAAAGTTTCTACATAACTGTCTCAGGAGCAGCATGGTGTCATTGCTTATGTGTCGAAAATCCGTCAGTACAGGGCAGCTGATGAAAACTTCTGTTTTGTCATCGCCTCTTGCCTGCCCTGGGCCACTGGCCAGAATCGGGATTGCCACAACTGCAATCCCCTTTACCCGCAGCCGCTTTTCCATCCGCGCTGCCTCTTCCATCAGCGTCTTCTGAAACTCATTGAAATCCTTGTATCTTGTGATTGTCCTGCGGAGTTTATTCTTCAAAAGTTTCATCGTCTTTTCCTCCCTTTCTCTGGCTTGATGCCGTTCCAGTCCACTGCAGTACCGCAAACTTTGCAGGATTTCTCTGAGAGGCCAACAGAGGCCCCACAGACGCCGCAATGATAAATTCTGATATATTCCTTTCCGATGAGCTTATCGACCAGAGCGTGGCTTATTTTCGGCCGTACGGCGTTTTCATGTTTTGTCATAAATCATTGCTCCATCTTCGAAACGACGATTGTAATGTGAGGTTGAATTGTCCAAAACTTTGACGCAAATTCTTCCGCCACCTGCGCATCGTCCCACCAGAATCCGCAGGCAGTCATGCAGTCCTTCAAGGTTTTCATCAGGTTGTCTGTATCCGGTTTTGTGATCTTCCACAAACCGCTTTTTTTCTCACTTTTTGTTCCGTAGGCGAATGCCACAGACAGAGCCACGGGCCCATTCCATGGCGCTGACGGTGCGTAAGGCTTCAGGGCTTCCATCAGTCGGCTTTCCACTTCCCGCAGCCCTGCGTCCTTGTACGTCCGTCCCTGGCCGATATGTGTACCGCTCTGATGAGTCTTCCGATAAGGCTCCCCTGGGATCACGATATAGATTTCGTTCATCTTTTTCTCCTGTCATTTTGCGTGTAGACGGCGCATCGGTCATAGGCCAATGGTCAACTCTCCGCACCTCTGGCGGAGATTGACCTAAGCCCAGACCTGAGCCGTCAGGCGAGAAGGGTCAGTTATGACACTTATATAAGGGAAATTGACCCCTAAAATTGACCCCTATAGAGAGGGGTCATTTTCCCGCAAATTGACCCTTTTGACCCCTGCCAGGGGTCAATTTTTCTTTGCTCCGGAAATTGACCGGTCAATTTTGGGGTCAAAGTGCCGCAAATTGACCCTTTTGACCCCTTTTTGACCCCTTAGGAGTCAGAGGGGTCAATTTCGTTTTTGACTCTTTTGACCCCGGTCTCTTCCGGGGCTTCATCGGCATATAAAATCAGGCCGTTTATCCTCACTAACTCTGGATGATTATCCACCCATGCCCTTGCTGTATTTTTGGATTTACACTTGGCTTTTGGTATGGAAGAGAAGTGATCCACCAAGTCCTGGATGGTCACCTGATGCCCCTGCTCCCGCTGCTGGTCATACCATTCAAGTTTCATATCAGCCCTCTTTTGGGTCTTTTCCGCTTTCTTCTTATTCATGGCAGCTATATCGTTATCGCCTTCCAGAAAAGTATCTGCCAGCACACCCGTAGGGTCTGCGACATGCTTCGGGAACTGGAAGAATACGTCCCTATCCTCGGGGCTGGCAAACTCCCGCAGCGTCATGCTGATGCGATAGGCTGGGCAGTCCCCCAGTTTCTGAGCCTCTGAGAGCTTTTCTTCAAACTCCCTCTTCCGGTCCGGGAACAGTTCAAAATGCTGCCTGACAAGCTCCTGCTTGGCCATACGGTCTGTCAGATCCTGCGGATGTATCTTCTGCAGATTGTCCCACTGGCCAGTCTCACGGAGTTTTTCATCATAGATTTTCTCTGCCAGTCTGGCTTTAATCTCTTCCCGGTCTGCATCTGTGATGTCCAGCCGTGTCATGTCAATGATGGCGTCCGGGTCCCTGGCAAAGACCCCAGATCCAGATGCTCTATCAATGGCATTTTTGCTGGCTTGTGAGCCTTTGCTGTGATGGTGACAATAAGCGACGGCGCACTCCCCGGACAGTGAGATCCTGTCGTTTCAATCCACGCACCCATACGGGTGCGACTTCCATTGCCTCTGTTTGCGTTTTCGCACGTTCGTTT